ATTTTCGGGCTGGCGGCATCCGTAAATCGTAAACGGGTAACGCCAGTGAATAAAAGATAGGTATCCCGATTTTCTATTACGCCCGCCAGAGCGTCTTTTGTCTTACTCATTCATTATACGGATTAAATCCTGTTTGTCAAGTAGTCCCCGCCGCCTGCTTATTGTAACTGCTTACTGCCAACGGCAGTAAGCGCGTTGAAGTCACCAGCGGCGGGGCGCATGGATGAACCCATGCTACCTATCGGGATGCGGACACCCCGGTAAGGTCTTTGCCACGGCTCGGAGCCAAGACCGAGCCGTGACTGTCAAAGGAAGAGAACTACATCGCGCTTATTGTTGCACAGTGAGGGGTGAATGTCAACGAAAATTATATATAGTTTTGTTGCAGTTTTGTTTTTTTCTAAAACTGCAATGTTTCTCCGCCTTGTTTTGTTGTATAGTATGTGCATGGAGATCGAAAAAGACTTTGACCCCAACACCATGCAGCGGGCGACCACGGAAGATATACTCAGAATATATCGCCAGTTGTGGGGCAGAGAAGCGGAACTTATGACCCCGCTTGAGGATGAAGAGATAGAAGATTGTTGCGCGGTAGAGGAGTCTGGTCGTCCTCGCTAGGTTCATACCCTGGAGATCGTGGGTTCAAATCCCGCCTGCGCTACCAAGTACGAATGTCAAACCGACCCTCTCAGGAGTTGAAAACATGACAATCATTATACGAAGCGGAACGAAAGTAACCATCTTTGCCGACAGCGCAATCTTGCGGGCAATTGCAATTGCATTAAGAGTCCCGATCAACGTGGGAAACCCGCACGTCAAAACCAGCGTGAGCATTCCCGCCAAGAAGCTGCCAGCCATCAGTAAGATTATAGGAGAATAGCCATGAGTAGACATTTCCACGGACAGTCACGCATGAGGGGCGGTTTCACCGTTGACGAATCAACGCTATCAGACGATGATGGATACTGGCAATCATTTGCAGTGGGGACGCTAAAGGCGCTGGACAAACTAACCCCTGACGCAGACGCGCTGGTCGCAGAGTTTTGGAACGAGAGCAATTCGTGGAAAACCATCTGCGAGAAAGTCGAAGCAGTAATAGCCGGGGTGCGCGAACAATCGCCGTCCCGCATCTGGACATCCTATACCCCGCCTGAAAAAGAGATGGACAAGCGAAAAGAGGCGGCATCCAGCGCAGTTTGGATTGCCAGTGGGGGCAGCACATTGAGGGGCACGTTGACTGATCTTCAAGCCGCGCTGGATGTGATGAAGTCTTTGCGTAAATACGGACGTATCGCGTGGGTTGAAGACGAGGAATGTGACCGAGTTGAGGAAGTCAAACGAGAAGGAGAAGAACGGGAAGGAGAAGAACAGGAAGGAACCGAGGCTTCGCCGATTATTTCAGGCGGTGAAATGTTGTACACAATTCAATCAGCGCCCAAAATATCGGACGATCAAATACCATTCTAAGGAGAACGACATGACTAATGATATTGTAGTAATTGAGCAGGCCGGTTTTCTGTCCCCCGTTGTGAGTGTGCAAAATGCGCTGCTTGCATACCAGGCCAAGAAAGAATTGATTGATGGGATCATGAAGCCGAATGTAGATTATGGAATCATACCCGGCACAAGCAAGAACACTCTGCTCAAGGCGGGGGCAGAAAAGGCCACGTCATTCTTTGGATTGTCACCTAGATTCAAAGATGCAAAGGTGATCGAGGACTTCACAGGCAAAGACCACGATGGTGAGGCGTTCTTCTTTTACCGCCGAACATGCGACCTTTGGCGCGGAGATTACATTGTCGCGTCTGTTGATGGTTCTTGCAATTCTTTTGAAAAAAAATACCGCTATCGCGGTGGCGGGCGTGTATGCCCTGAATGCGGGAAAGCGACAATCAATAAAAGTAAGTTCCCACCAAAGACCGACCCGACCGCACAGCCCGGGTTTTATTGCTATTCCAAAATTGGCGGGTGCGGTGCTGAGTTTTCAGCAAATGATCCCGCCATTGTCAACCAGGAAACTGGACAGATCAAAAATCCAGATGTTGCGGATTTGGCAAACACTATTTTGAAAATGGCAGATAAGCGTGCGCTTGTCGCCGCAACTCTGATAGCCACCGGACTAAGCGAATATTTTACCCAGGACATTGAGGATTTTGTTGCTGGCGAGTTTGTCGGAGTACTCAAATCCACCCCCGTCAACAAAGTGCAACCCGAAAATATCAACCAGGAGACTGGCGAGGTCGGCGGAGCGATTGAACTTGTTGACACGATGGGCGATTGGGCCGTAACGCAGGCCGCGAAGTTCTGGAACATGGAAAAACCTGCCGCCGCTAAACAGCTCGGCAAGGCCAAACTTGGAAAAATGAGCAAAGCTGAGTTCAAAGCGGTTATTGAAAATCCAGAGGTGAAATGATTTACAATAACCGCTACGTTATCTCCTGCTCCTGCTCCTGCCCGAAGCACCGGGATCCCCTGATCGTGCAGGAGCAGGAGATCAAGACAACCGACCCCGATCGACCCCGCTATAAGCGCCGCCTGGTATGCCCGCACCGTTTTACCGATGGATGCGAGTATAAGGAGAAATGGACGGACGTGATACGGGCGGAACTGGATCAGCCTGTCGAAATTGAAATGGAGTTCTAGTTATGGCGTCAAATATTTTTACTCGCAAAACGGTAGACGGCAAGATTTCAACCTATACCCGCAAAGGAACACAGGGCAGAAAGTCATCGGGATTAGGGAAACCGAAATTATATCGGTTGGATGATGAGACAAATTTGATGCTGGCTTATATTTCAACTCGCTTGGGTTATTTTTACAACGAGAATGAGATTATCCGCACTGCAACAAGAAAGTACGTTGAGACCATATATACAGAATTGCTAAACACATAGTTAAATGCTCCCTTGAGAAAGAAGGAACAATGGGTAAAAGAATTTTTGAAGTCACTGTAACCAAAACCATCAACCTAGAATTGGACGATGCCGTAATTGATGCTGTTGATGACGAATGGTGGAAGACTTTTTATAACCTCCATGAGCCAGAAGAAATAGCATCAATGATAGGTCGGTGCATGGTTTTGTTTCATAGCGATTTGAACGACCTTGATGGCTGGGGAGATCAGCCGAATGAGAATGCTCGCATCATTGAGAATGTTGATGAGGATGTCGAAGCGCATGAAATTGTCGCATCTAACAATGCGTGAACCTGACATGTGCAACGTCACGGTTGGCATAGGTATTGATCAATAAATTTACGGTCTTGCGTTCTCGCACACGCGGGTTACGCAAGCCGTTCTACGGCTCGTTGAGAAAGAAGGTAATATGCCAATCAGTAAACTTGTAGGCGAAGGTGTCAATGGTAAGCACATGCACAACTACGAAGAAAGCGCATCGGGTTATTGGGAATGGTGTAATGATTGTCAGTGCATGGTTACTAATCCGTGTTTGCACAATGAATATATCCCATGTTATGAGCGATCAACATACATCAGACTCAAGCGCAAATATGAAGCCGTAGAACACGGCGTGCAAGCGACGGCTTTAGAGTCTCCCGCTAAAAAGCAGCCATCCACCGCAGGCAGTAAATCCCCTGCGAAGAAGCGCAAAGTTACCAGCCGCGCTTAACGCAAACCGTTGGGCGTAATCTTATGAAAAATTGGCAACCAAAACAAGTAGGTTTTTTTGAACGGCTGGCATTGCTTTTCATCAAAGAGCAAAACCACGTTTCTTTTGATGATGAACTTGGCACAGAGGTAATGCTGGTTTATAAAAAATTTCGTGGCGTGACATACATCATTCGTTTTGTTACACTTCCACCAAAGCACGTTAATTGTAGGTGTGCATTTACGCCCAACAATGCGTGCAGTGGACAAGTGGCGGGCGTTGGCAAATCTGACGGCGATTCTACATCCGCCGCCACTTGCCACTAACGCTTGCCGTTAGGCGCAGGAGCATAGTTACTTGAAAGCATTGAATCTGTACAAAGCATTGAATCTGTACGCAGGCATTGGCGGTAATCGCAAATTATGGGAAGGCGTGGAAGTAACCGCCGTTGAGTTCAATCCCGATATTGCGAAAGTTTACGCAGACCTGTACCCACAAGACACCCTAATCATTGGCGATGCTCACGCCTATCTTGCAGAGCATTACAGCGAGTTTGATTTTATATGGTCAAGCCCGCCTTGCCAGAGTCATTCCAGCTTTCGTCAGAATATTGGCGTACGTTTTCGTGGTGTAGAGCCTGTGTATCCAGATATGAAGCTATATCAGGAAATTCTATTTTTGCAAGTTAACTGTAAATCTAATTGGGTTGTCGAGAACGTCAATCCATATTATGAGCCACTCATTCAACCAACCGCCCGCCTTCATCGTCATCTGTTCTGGTCTAATTTCAATATTCCTGAAATCGAAATAACTGGCGCAAAGATAAGGAATGCGCAAATCCCTGATTTGCAAGAATTACACGGAATTGATTTGAGTAAATATAAGTTGCCTAATAAACGGCAAATCCTTCGTAATTGCGTCATCCCATCTCTAGGCTTGCATGTCTTCTCTGCGCCTAACAAAGCATGCACCCGACAAGTGGGAGTCTGCGCCTTTACAGGCATTTTCCCACCTTCGAGATTATCCACATCTTGAAGTTTTATCTACCCCGCCCACTTGCGGGTAATGCAGTCCGTTATGCGCCTTCGGGCAAAGGAGTCAGTTATGGATACAGGTCAAGGAAGGTTTGAACAAATCAATGCCGCAACCGAAGAAGAACTCAAGCAGAAAATGCTTGAACTTGAAAGCAAATTTCCCGTGCATGGCGGCTGGTTTCGGGAAGGCGAAGTCATTGAAATTCGTGGCAGTAAATTTCGGGTGCAATCCGTGAAGCCCAATCAACTACGCCTGAAACTTTTGCAAAGGAAAGAAGTATGAGCAACACGCCTAATCGAATTGAAATTTACAACATCGAAGGAAAAGTCAAGCGGACAGCAAAAACTGTCGTGCTTGAAATCAATACAGGAAACACAGTTTTAGAAATGCACTTTGGTGATCCAGTTCAATTGATGAACTTTTTCGTTCTGATGATTGAAGATATGGCGAAAGTGTTTCCTGAGTTTGAAGCGTCGAAACTCTGGAACGATGATAGTTTCAAATAGAGCGGCGCATAACACAGCTTGCACCAGACGTATGGTGGGCTTCGGCTTCGCGGACAGTTTTTCCCGCTCCCGCCACCATACGCTGGTAAAGCAAACCGTTATGCGGCTATCTGCGCGGTCTCAAAGTTGCTCTGAAATTGGTCATCTCCAACCCTTGACAACCTAAACGATTAGGATATAATCAGGGTATCAACCAACAAGGAGATAAAAAAATGAATATCGAACTCAACCCCGTAGAAAGCAACAAGAAAGCCCTCGAAGCAGTAGCCCGCAAGCAAGCCGAACTTGAAACATCCAAGTGGCACTCAATGGCAAATGGTCAGTTTGGTCAGTCACGCGTCGATGAAGGCAAGTTGATGTTGGCTCGGTTGGAAAATGAAATCAAACAACTGCAAGACAGCGCCAACCATGCACCCGCCGAACCGATGATTACTATCATGGCTTATAACTCGTTTGCCGAAAAAGATATGCTCAAAGCAAATGGTTTCCGCTGGAACGGTGCGGATAAATGCTGGAGCAAAAGAGTAGCAGTTGCAAATCTCGAAACAATGCTCTCTGCAATCGGCGCAGAAGTTGATGAAACAGAAAAACTTTTGGCAGGTCTGTAATGGATACCAAAGCAACAGCAACATTACTTGATGGTTCAAAGGTAAGTGGGCGGCTAACAACCGCCCACGCCGCCAGTTCTTATGGTCATCCTGTTTTTGTGGATGATGATGGGCAAGCATATAACTGGTCTGATATTGTGGATGTCAGCACAGCGGCAGAACTTGGTCGCAAAGGTGGATCATCCACCAGCAAGGCAAAACAAAAATCGTCCGCTAATAACGGCAGGCTTGGCGGGCGTCCAAAAGGCAGTAAAAACAAACCCGCCGCATAACAAAGCGTGCAGGCGACGGCTTGCGTCGCTTGTGGGCTGTGGTTCGTGGCGCAACCCGCAAACCACTAACGCTAGTCCGTTCGGCGGCTTGCCGAGAAAGAAGGAAACATGGTTGATATAAAAGAAATCCCAACGAGTGAACTTGAAAGCGATTTGCTGGATAGTCAGAATGATATTAAGGTGTGCGAGTTGGCTTTGCTCCACGATGTCACATCGTACAGTCATGGCTCTGTCAATAATCGTCTTGAAAAAAATAAGTATTTTGTCAAAATCATCACCGCTGAACTTGAACGCCGCCGAACAATGCGTGCACTTGCCCCGCCTTCGGCTCTGGTCAGCGTTGGTGATTCCATCAATTCGGCGAGCAAGTAACGCTTGCCGTTCGGCAGACATCCCGCAAAGGAGAAAATATGTTATTCAAAATGGTTGAGTTGCCGTCTGATGAGTCTGTTCAATTCGTAGGTGTTTATGTCCTCAAATGGGGGCGTGTTGATGAGCCTACCGTCGCGTTCCGTGAAGCCACTCCCGAAGAAATTGCCGCCGAACAAAGCGTGCACTGGATTTTGCCTATGTGTTCGGTTTGCGGTGAATCCGTTGCCCGCAAAAGTGATATGTGTGAAGATTGCGAAATGCTGGCTTGGCAAAGCCAGTAACGCAAACCGCTAGCCCCCTATCTTGCAAACAGGCGCACTTTATCAAATGAATGTTTCGGCGTGCTTGAACCCTCTGCCTGGCGTAGAAAGAAAACGTTCGCATGGTCATAGAATGCTAAAGGTGGCGAAAGTCCACCCCGCCGTTACAGGTTTAGTCTTCGCCGTGTCAGTCGCAATACAATAATCCGCGGTAACGGCGGCGAAGCCTAACAAAGCGTGAACCCGACAGGGGGCTTGGATATGTTGTATAATGGGGGCATGGATCTAAAACCACTAATCGGGCGATGAAGTTTGTCGAACTCAATGCGGTATTGGGCAGCGTCGAGATCGAGAACGTATTAAACAGCCAGGATGGACGATGAGCGCGAAAAACAAAGAAATTTTATGGACGCCAGTACAGGTCAAACTGGGTGATCTTGAATTATGGAAAGATAACCCCGTCACGTTAAGCAAGGCACAGGCGGACAAGCTATTAAAATCAGAGAGGAAACTGGGGAAATTACAAACCATTGCGATCAGCCCAAAAGTTAAAAATAAACATCTTGTGTATGATGGTCATCAGCGCATCCGCGTCTGGTCGCAAGCCTACGGCGCGGATACAAAAGTATGGGCGTTGCAATCCTCGCGGATGCTGAATGCGAACGAACGCCGCGCCGTGCCGATTATGACGCGCACGGCGACAGGCTCGTTGGACTATGGCCTTATCAGCGGGTGGGACGCGGTGGAGTTGACAGACTTTGGACTTGACGCAGATTTTTTAGCGGATATGAAACACAGCTTCGGCGGGCTGGCGAATTTTGTGGAGAGCGAAAATCCTGTTTTTGTTCTTGGTTCTGATGATGTTGTTGGCAAAGACGAAGGCAGGTCGGGGTCTAGTCCTTGGAGCAGGGTATTGCCGTCAGGTAAAATAAGATGTATAGTCGGCGACATAGAATTTGGGGTTGATAAAAAGCTATATGAAAAATGGAGAAAAAAATTAGACAAATCAGGCGAGACTATTAGAGAAGGTGCCGAAAAATGGATAAACAAAAGCATAAAAAGTATATTGTAATAGATGCGTCTGTTGCCGGTACGGAAAAGCGTTTTCGAGGCTTGGCCGCAAAATACGTAGAATGGGAATTGCAAAATAGCGGCGCAATTATCGCGAGCGAAGCAAAAGACGCTGATATTATTTTAGTTACCGTTGTTTCACCACACGAATATAAATGCGTCCCAAGAGCGTTGAAACGGGTTGGAGTCCAGCCGTTGAGGGAAAAAAGAAACAAGCAGCAGATGGTTATTTTAGGCGGGCAAGGCGCAATGTCTCCGATTGTGTTTGATCCTTACGTTGATATGACATGTGTTGGCGAAGGCAGAAATTTTATCCGGACGCTTGTTATGCAAGGAGCGGACAAAGCGCGGTCATTGCATAACACTTGGATTCCAGGAGAATCAAGAGAAGTAGTACCAGACAACGATTTTCCGTGGGACGCCCCCCCCGTAATGGCAGAGGATGGGATTGTTAGGATTTTTGCGAGCAGATCGTGCAAAAAAAAAATGTCTATTTTGTCACATAGGGTGGGCGACCACCTACAGGGAGAACGATGCGGAATTTTTAAAAAATCAATATGATAGGCTAATCAACGCAGGCTACAAAGTTAATGTCGTAACCAATGACGCGCCCGCGCTGTCTTTCTTTGACGAATTAACAGTTTTAGAACATTTTAGCGCAAGCTATAGCCAAACACAGGACTTGATAAGAGACAGCGGAGGCATTAACGCTTTAGTCGGAAAAGTAAAAAGTGTTCGCTTTGGAGTCGAGTCGCCGTCGACTCGACTCAGAAAAATAATTGGCAAGCCATTTGAAACGGAAGCCTTGTTTGAATTGTCTTGCAAACTATTAAACCTGGGCATTGGCGTTAGATGGTTTATGATTGCAGGGCTTCCTGGGGAGCAAGCAGAAGACTACAATGAACTCAAAGAAATCGTTAGGCGCGCAAGGCACGAAATCAAAAAAGGTGCGTTGCAATTAAGTTTTACGGCGTTTTGCCCAGACGCCGGCGCGCCAATGTGCCTTTCCCCGCTAGACGATGGTTATTGGGATAGGTTTGACGATTTTTGGAAATACTTTTTCGAAAAAGATGGGTTCACCAGAAAAATACAGTTGTTTCGATGTGCAGGAACAAAATCAAGGCTGGAACACGCAATGGCGTCTATGGGAGCAAGCGAGGTTGAATTACGCAATGGCTGGTTACACAAAGACCCTCCTAACTGGCGTGTTAAATATTCTTACAGAGACATGGCGCGCAGGGCGTATGATGTATACGCAAAAAGAACAGGACTTCCCGTTTCTACCATGGAGTAAACATGCTTAAATATAACGTAAAAAAACAAACAAAAATAATTACAAAAAAAATCCCGTTCGATTCGTTGCCTGTATTCAAGGCGGGCGTGCCTGTTACTATTCCATTATCCGAACTGCCTAAATATTTGGATTTTTATAGCCTAAAAATATTGAGGTGGGACGATGATGTAAACGGGATATTAGTCAAGCAGGCAAGCGCATAAAATGACCAAGAAACAAACGGACGCGCAGGAACTCCCTGCGGTGCAAGGAAAAAGCAAAGAGTACGAAGTCGGCAATAAGAAGCCGCCTATGAAATCACGCTGGAAGCCAGGTCAAAGCGGCAATCCAAAAGGAAGCAATAAAAAGACGCGCAATAAAAAGTATCTTGAAGATTTAATAGACAAGATACTTAATGACGAGTCGGAAGTTACATTGCATGGCAGGAAACAAAAGATGACCGAAGAGGAAATAAATATTCGCCGCATCATGCGTGATAAGAATATCAATGGCTTTTTGACGTTCATGGAGCGCAGATACGGCAAAGTGCCGCAGGCGATGGAGGTGACGGGCAAGGATGGCGGCGAAGTAATTTTGCGGGTTGTGCGAGAGGAAACAAAGAAAATAGATGGTGCTTGAATTGGCTGTTCGGTTGCGCGTCCTGCATCCCAGGCAGGAGCTTATTAAAGTGAGTAAGGCGAAGCGCAAAATAGTGCGGGCTGGCAGACGCAGCGGTAAAACGGTTTACGCGGCAGATGAGGCAATAGAAAAGTTTCTTGATAACAAGCGAGTACTATATGGAGTACCAACAACCGACCAACTTCAAAAATTTTGGTTTGAAATTACAAGGGCGTTAGCAGAACCAATAGCAACGGGGGTATACAAAGTTGATAAGACCATGCACACCATAGAACGGGCGGGAACAGAAAACAGAATCAGGGCAAAAACCTGTTGGAATGCAGAGACATTGCGCGGTGACTATGCAGATTTTTTGATACTGGATGAAATACAACTTATGGCAGAGGACACATGGGGAACGGTGGGAGCGCCAATGCTATTGGATAACAATGGTGACTCAATTTTTATCTATACTCCCCCGTCATTACACTCGCGCAGTACAAGCAAGGCAATCGACAAGGGCTGGATTACAAAGTTTGTAAAGCAACACGCCGGTGACCAAAAAGGACGCTGGGAAATATTTTCTTTCACATCACATGATAATCCATACATATCAGCGGCGGCATTGGAGGATATTACAGAGGATATGAGCGCGGCGGCAATTAGACAGGAAATTTACGCAGAGGATATGGACCAAGCGCCGGGGGCGTTATGGCATAGGCAAAAGACGCTGATTGGGAATCAATGGGTATTGGGACTTGAAGAAAACAGGGTAATGAAAACCCCGGAACTTATCCGCGTGGTCGTCGGCGTTGATCCGTCTGGTTCATCCACTGGCGACGCTTGCGGTATAATAGCGGCTGGTATTGATGCAAATAGACATCATTACACAATTGAAGATAATAGCATTCAAGGAAGCCCCAATATGTGGGCACGCGAGGCCTGTAAAACATATCATAAAGTTAAGGCTGATGTGATGGTTGCCGAAAAAAATTACGGCGGTGAAATGGTTGAAAAGGTCATCAAAGACACAGACCCAACTATCAACGTTAAATTAGTATCAGCGACGCGCGGCAAGGCAGTGCGGGCAGAGCCAATATCGGCATTGACCGAACGCGGTACAGATCACATGGTTGGAGTTTTCCTTGACCTGGAGGATGAATTATGTTTGTGGGTGCAGGGTGACAAAAGCCCAAACAGGCTGGACGCTAAAGTGTGGGCTGATACCGAGTTGAATGTTTATTCCGGATCGTTGCCGAACAAACAACCCCTGCAAGATTCCAAATTCCGCAATGAGCAGGATGACGAGGTTGTAGGACGTTTCAAAAAATACTAACTCTTATACGGAGTAGAAAGATATGGACAATGGTAAATGCTTGGCGTGCGGCAATGCTTCCCGTCAAACTGTAGACCATGTACAACCGCTTGTAAAGGGTGGAAGTAATTATATAGACAACATTCAGCCCATCTGCGGCAAGTGTAACCGCTCTAAATGGATGAGTACAATTGACTACAGGCCTGATAAGGGCGAATTTGCAAGGAGATTAAGAAATGGCTAATACGGCTAGAAAGGATGAAATTGGTTTTACAGGATTGGTTGAGTATAGCGGCCAAATAAGGGATGATTTTTTACAAGAATTTCACGGTAAAAAAGCTTATGCCAGATTTAACGAAATGCGTCTAAATAACGCCACTGTCGGTGCTGGATTATTGGCGATTGAGTATGTTATCCGTTCAATGTCATGGGAGTTTATGAGCAGTGAAGACGCAGACCCCTGGCTTGAATTCATTCGGCAAGCGCGAGACAATATGTCGCAGTCGTGGAATGATTTCATCAGCGAGGCGGTATCGTTTGTCTGGGCTGGATATAGCATATTTGAAATTATCTACGACAGGGACAAAAACGGACAATGGACGTGGCACAAGTTCGCGCCGAGAGGTCAGGACACTATATATCAATGGTTGTTTGGAGACAACGGTTCGCTGGCGGGATTTAGGCAATTAGCCGCTCCCCGCTTTCAGGCAGTTGATATACCCATTGAAAAATCAATACTGTTTCGCACGCGGCTCGAAAAGAATAGTCCGGAAGGCCGGTCTTTACTTCGCATCGTATGGGTGAGTTATTATTACCTAAAAAATCTACAGCAAATTGAGGCGATAGGCTTTGAACGTGATGTAAACGGTATGCCGGTCATCAAATTACCCGAGGGTGCGGATACAAACGAAGACAGCGCAACCAGCGACTCAAGCAAGGCGGCGAAAATCGTACGCAATATGCGCGTGGACGAGCAGGCGGGGTTGGTACTTCCGTTTGGGTGGGACGCGCTGTTACTCAGCGGTAGTGGTAAGTCGTTTGACGCTTTGGCGAACGCAATAGACAGATATGAGAAGCGAATCGCAACGGCGTTTTTTTCTCAATTTCTTATGCTTGGACAGGATGGAGTCGGGTCAATGGCGTTGAGTGAGAACAGTACCGGTTTTTTCATGTCGGCTGTTAATTCCATTGCCGACATATTCAGCGAAACGTTTACCAAATATGCCGTTTATCGTTTGTTGAAATTGAACGGCGCGACCGAGGACGAGGCGCGGCGAATCAAATTAACTCATACGCCTGCCGCGAGTGTTGACCTTACCAAGATCGGAGCATTCCTGGCGTCAATTAAAGACATGATCACGTGGAACGCCGAGGACGAGTTATGGATACGCCAATTGGCGGGCGCGCCGGAGCGCGATGTGGAAACATTACAGACAGAGCGCGATACAATGGCTCAACAGCGCGCGGAGGCGGCTAAGATGTTTGCGCAAAGAACCGCAAATCCGCAAAACGATATAAAGTCTGGCGATAAACAAGACAATAGCAAGATGGACATATTTACTGCTGATGCGCCGGACAGTAAACGCCGCATAAAATTTGAAAAGCAATTTCAAAAAGAAATGTCTGCGTTTATGGATGGGCAGCGCAAACGCATTGTAAAAGCCGCGCGCGAGATGAGAAATGCTTAATTTATACGGTTCTCAATTCTGGCTGGATGAGGAAGGCTTGATGTGGGAGGCTATGTCAGAGGTATTCTTGCACGCCTTTTTTGCTGGCATAGAGGGCGGCACGGAAATACTTCCGCCTGAGTTCCGCGTGCTTATCAACTCCGACATGGTCAATACCAACGCGCTGAAATATGCGAAAGAATATAGATACGATCTGATAAAGAAAATTACAGAAACAACCCGCGAACAGACGCAGGACGCAATTACGAACTGGATACAAAGCGGAGACCCATTAAGCGTATTGGAAGATCAACTCGCTCCTATATTTGGTGAGACTCGCGCCGAGCGAATCGCGGTGACGGAAGTCACACGCATATTCGCAGAGGGTAATGCAAACGCCTGGAAATCTACTGGATTTGTGAATAGCGTGACATTCAATACGGCGCAGGACGATTTAGTTTGTCCGTATTGCTCGCCATTGGACGGACAGGAATTCGACGTTGATGATTATGGGCATAAGCCGCCAATTCATGTTAATTGTATTTTGCCCCATAATAAAATTGTGGCTCCTGGCTTACTAGCCGCAACCAAGTCTTTTTATGCTGGTAACGTCGTTGAAATAACTACCAAAAGCGGACGCAGGCTTACCGTCACCGAGCAACACCCTGTACTTACTACTGATGGGTGGGTTCTTGCCAAGTTCTTGAATGTAGGAGTGAATACCATACGCGCAGTCAACGGTCAGAGGATAGTGTCTTCCATCCACCCAGACTATGACTACAGACCAACCCGAATTGACGAGGTATTTTGTTCTCTTAAAAAATCTAACTTTATGTTGTGCCGAACTATGCCAGTGTCCCCCGAAGATTTCAATGGCGATGGGTGGAACATTTATGGCAATGTCGAGATTGTATACCCCAACCGCTTTTTGCTGGACAACACCATACCCAAAAAGTTGCTTCAACCAATCTGCAAGCATGGTCTCCGCTGGGACAATATGCGAGGCGTTACGCTCAATGCTGAAAGCGCGCTTAACTTTTTCAGAGAAAGAAACAATCCTTCCTTTAGCGGCAATGTGAGCCGCGGAAACTTGATTCCTTCTCTGGGATTCGCTCAGCGAAGCCCATTTGAGAGATTCGGATTCGGATTGATTTCTGGGAGTTATGCCAGCCTTGATCAACCGTTGCCTAAAAGTCCATCGATTGATTCCAGCCTCGCGCGCAAGTTTGTTCTCCGATTCTCCAACGACATAACGCTTGATGAGATTGTCAATATCGGGAACTTGGATTATTCTGGGCATGTTTACGATCTCCAAACTAAAGATTATGAATTATACACCTGCAATGATATTATAACGCACAATTGTAGATGCTGGAATTCTCCAGTTGTGAATGTCGAAGATGTATTAGTGCAGGTTGATGAGGCACTGAATGGCTAATAATATTATTTCTGTTGAACAGCGCGGTATGAAAGAAATACTTACTGCAATGCAGCATTTTCCGAAAGAATTAAAAAAAGTCAGTCAGATCGGGATGAACGCATCCATGCTTGTATTGTGGGAGAACGTGCCGTCGTATCCATCACAGCCCGAAGGCTCGACGTATGACAGAACCGGAACGCTGGGGCGAACGCTTGGCTCGTCCGAGTCGGGCGGTAAGGGCGGCGGTAAGCCTGATGTTTATACAGTTAAATCTTTGGGCGCAATGTCTGGTTATGAAGGTAATTTTGGCACAAATCTTAACTATGCTGAATATGTTATCGGCGAAGGGCAGGCAAAACAAAACGCGCATTGGTGGCATTTGACTGACATCATTCCGAAGGCAGAGCCAAAGATAACAAAAATATGGGAAGGCATTATGCAGAAATTAGCTGCGTTTCTTAATGCCAAAAGCAAATGAATATTGTTTTATTTGCAGAATTGTACTTACTATATCTATTCAGCGTTTACTGTATTTTCATGGTTTGGCATAAGGTGCTTTAAATGAGTGATATTGACCGTGAGTTTTGGATCACCGTCCGAGCTGCGCTGATAATGTTTGTCAGGGCAATTGAAAAGCGGTATGGATTAGGCGAGTATCATGATACAGTTTAAAAACAGTGTTATAATGCCGTCATAGTTGCCTGTAAGGGTGACACAGAATAAAGACGTAGTACATGCCGCGCCTTGCATCTTTCGAGATGTGAGGCGCTTTTTGTTTGAGATAACGTGCAAAACAGTACATACCTATATAGCGAGTTTACAACACTAAAAGCGGGAGACGGTTTTCGCTTGTTCCCTTTTGGGCGCGTGTACAAAGGCGGCAAGGCGCACGACATCACACCCGAATTCGCAAAGAGCGTTAAGCTGCCTCACTTTGCGGCAGCCATAAAACTTGGAAGCCACGAAGACACAACCCCCGCAGGGGGGTTCATCACAGCTTTAGAAGTTCGTGACGATGGATTGTATGCAATACCAGAATGGAACGAAGCGGGACAAAAAGCAATAGATAACGGGGCGTTTAGATTCAATAGCCCTGAAATTTTATGGGATGGCGGTTTGGAAAATCCGAAAGATGGCAGCGTTATACGCGCTCCGATGATTGTCGGTACAGCCCTGCTTCATACCCCCCATCTTGGAAATGACGCGGCATTATACAGCGTCGAGCCTATTACACAGGAGATAAAAACAATGGACGAAAATATTAGCGTTCCCCGCAATTTGTGGGATAAGTTTACTGCCTTCCTTGACTCGAAGATCACTCCGCCCGAACCGCAGAAAGTCGATGTTATACCCGAAGACTATACGGCTCTTAAGAGCGAGAATGAAAAATTCAAGGCGGAGCAGACCAAGCGCGAAAACGCAGACAAGGCCGCCACACTCAAGGCGGGTATTGTTACCGAACTGCAAAACAAGGACAATTTCGGCATGTCGTATGTGGAACTTAAAGCCGCAGACGAAGCCGCTACCGTTCTTGCTGGCATGAGTACCGAGCAGCGCGATTGGGTTATGAAAAACTTCCGCGCTTTCATCGTGCAGATCGACACGACCAAACTCACTACCGAAAAAGGCAGCGAAGGGAATGCAATCGAAGACCCGAAAGCCGCCTTCAATGCGCTGGTTCTGAAATATAGCGCGGAGAAGCGCGTGGATTACAACGCCGCTTTCGAGATCATAAAAACCGAAAATGCCGATTTATTCGCTTCGGCGTTTGTCAAGAAGGAGAAATAAAATGGCATACGGACAAGATTACGACACTTTAGCGGGACTTGTTGCCAATAGCACGGGTCTTGCAACCTCACAGTTTTTAGCCGTGAAGCTGGCTTCAACCGTTGGGCAGGTTGTTTTGGCTGGCGCGATGAATACCACAACCGGTCCCGCAATGTATGCGGGAATTTTGCAGAACGCGCCAGGCGGAGGCGAGGAAGCCGAGGTCGCTTTTAGCGGTATTTGCAAAATGATGGTCGCAACATCCACCATCGCAATTGGCGACCGAGTCGGTATTAACAGCACATCGAAAGGCAATGACGCGGGAGTAACTGACAATGTCTTTTTTGTTGCTCGCGCTTTGCAGACCTCGGGAGCCGCAAACGATATTATCACCGTTGACCTCGCAGGCAACGGCGGACGGAGGTACTAAACCATGTCTCAACCTACTGGTTCATCCATTCAAGCGGTTGACCCCGTCCTCACCAATATGCTCTTGGGGTACATGCAGGCTACAAGTCGTTTTGTTGCCGGTAAAGTATTCCCTAAAATCGGCGTTGACAAAAAGGGTTTCACCTATTACATCCTGACCAAGAAGTATTGGTTCGTGGATGAAATGAAGACCCGCGCCCCGGGCGGAAAATTTGCCCGCTCCGGTTATGGCGTTGAAACCGCCACCGGCGCTGCAATTCTTTGGGGGTTGGAGCATCCAATTGCCGATGAAGACCGCGCAAACAACCAAATGGCCATGTCGTTGGAGCAGACCGGCTTACGCTGGCTCGCACAGCAAAGCCTTATCCGAAAGGAGCGTGCTTTCGCCGCCGACTTCATGACGACCGGCGTTTGGGGAACCGACGATAGCAATGCAACAACCGATTGGGACGATTTCACGTCCGGCGACCCCGTTAATGACGTTTTGACCGCCCGCCGCACCGTCAGTCTGAATACCGGCGTTGGGGCAAACACGATGGTTCTTGGTACGATTGTCGATCAGGCAATCAAGAATCATCCCGACATCATTGATCGCGTGAAATATACCCAGGTTGCAACTCAGACAACCCTCGAAGGAATTTTAGCCGCCGCATTTGGCGTCCAGAATTATTGGGTAGCCGAAGCGTCATACAACAGCGCAAATGAAGGTCAGTCAATGACCGCCGCCGCTGTAATTGATGACGACTGCCTTGTGACCTACGTCACCCCGACCCCTGGGATTATGGAAGCCTCCGCGGGCTATACCTACTCATGGGACGGCGGCGGCGGGCTTGGTTCCATCACTCAGTACCGCGAAGACCAGACCAAGAGTGACGTTCTTCAACACTCCGAAGCATGGGATCAAAAAGTTGTCGCAGCTGACACCGGATATTTTTTCTCGGATGTAGTGTAACAGGAGGCGTGTCATGGCACATCCTCAGAACAGCCCGCGAGGGTATTTCTCGAAAAAGCGAATCGACATTGGCGGAGTGGAGCAAACCTATAACTCCACCGCCTTGCTTTTGAGCGTCGGTATTCGTTTGAACGGCAAAGCCGCAGGATTACTCACGTCCAATTCAACGGGCGTTAACTTTCCCGGTGCGGTATTTCTTGGAGGCCAGGCGACAGTTGGGAAAGTGACCGCGAACTCCACGGCGCTTGTTCTTCCCGCGACTGGTTTTCAAATGGCCGCATTGACCACGCTGAAGATCACATCCAATTCAACCGGTGTAAAGATCGGCACGAAGTACATTTCAGGCAATAGCACAGGCAACACAACCACTTAATGAATGAGCGGGCGGGCGGCGTACTCCGTACCGCCCGCTTGTTCAACCCGATAAAATCGGGAGAAAGCATGAGTACGCATGAAGAAAAAAGAATACACCGGCTCTGTCTACTTTGCCGTAGTCGGTAGTGAAACCGAAAACGGGCAATGCAGGGACAGCATTGAAGTAATAAAACGACGCAAAGGCGATACCCCGCCGATTTATGTGCGGGCGACAAAGGGCTATGAAGCCCGCCAAATGCACCTTAACAATTGGTACGATAAAACAAGCAGCGAGTTTATTTTGTTTCTTGATTCAGACATGATGTTTCCAGTTGATACGCTTGAAAAGTTGCGGAACCATAAATTACCCTATGTCTCAGGCTTTTACATGCGGCGCACATTCAACCCTGTCGCTCCTGTGTGGTTTGAGAATGGCGAGCCTGGCGCAATGCCGATGAAGCCGTTTACATTTGTTCCAGAAAAAGACAGGTTGTATCCAATTGGCGCAAGCGGCTGGGGGTGTATCCTGATACACCGCGATGTCGTGACGGCGACCCGTAAAATTCTGAAAGGCGAGCTGGACATTATCGAGGATGATATGGACGTAGCCCCTTATGATTTGCCAAGAATTGTGAAGGCTCTTGCGTCTGGAGACATCAAAGCTTTGCGTGAGGAAATCCGCCCCCTCCGCATGGTAAAGGATATTGTCGGCTCTGACATTCGTTTTCCATTTTACGCAAAACTGACGGGCTATCAACTCTGGGGTGATAGCGGCGTGAATTGCGGACATGTGGTTAATTATCCGATACGCATGGAGGATTACATTAACCAACCCGCTCATGTAGTGCGAAGTTTGTCCATCGCCATGCACGAGCAAAACAGCAAGGAAATCGAACGGTTGCAGAAAGCGAGAAAGGCATGAAGCGCATCCATTTTGTAGTTCCCTATCAATCCGCCGCCATGAAAAGAATGTCGCTTCCGCTTATCAATGAACTGGCAAAACTCTACGGGGTAACAACAAGCGCGGAAGTAGATATAACCGCAGACCTGAATTATCACATCCCCTGGCACACAATAGCTGGATTTGAAAAGACGAGTAATGGAAAACACGCAATTACGTACACCCACTGCAACGTCGGAAGCGAGGATGCTTTAATAGATGCGTGTGAGCGAGCCGACCTGATAACCTGCATGACGTTTACAGGACGCAACGAACTTATTGAGATGGGCGTAGACCCCGCAAAACTATGGGTTATCTATGCCGCCGCAGATCAATTCAGTTTTAGAAAACGTTTGATCGGGATTGTCGGACACCCACAGCCAAACGGACGCAAACGTGAAGGATTATTGCTCGATTTGGCTTGGAATTATGACATGGCGCCTTATCAGTTTATTTTTGTTGGCACTGGCTGGGATGATGTGGTAACAAAGCTGAACTCTCTCGGCGTGGCGGCAAAAGAATATAACGCAGAATCAGACGAGGCGATTCGCCTGTTCTACCAGCAAATTGATTTGTTTCTGGCTACAGGATACCGCGAGGGTGGCCCGCTCCCACTGCTTGAAGCAATGGCGTCAGGCGCCAATGTATTATCCCCCCGCTTTGGATACGCCGCCGACTTGCTCGAAGACGATCAACTTTACGATGGCGTTGAAGATTTGGCAAATAAACTTGAAGCGTTTACAACCCCCTACACATACCGTCATAAACTGGCGCGCGCGTGGAGGTGGCAGGATTATTGCGGCGAACATGCGCTTATATTCGGAAGATTGCTGGGCGAATCGGTAGACTTATATCCTGAGTATGGCGCAAGTCGTTATGCTCAAATATTGGACATCATAGACGAAACAAAGCCTAAAAGTATTGTAGAGATTGGCACATGGAGCGGCAGCCGCGCAGTCCAGATGATACAACGAGCCGCAAAGCACCGACCAATAAACGAGATATGCTATCAAGGCTTTGATCTTTTCGATACACAGACAGGCGAACAATTCAGGCGCGAATTGTCAAAGGCTGGATGGGAGCGCGCAATAGTTGAAAAGCGAATAAAGGCAACAGGCGCAAACATTGAACTTGTAGAAGGCGACACAAAGAAGACGCTGTTTGTAAAACGGAAGTCAGATTGTGATCTCATCTTTATTGATGGTGGTCACTCCGAAGATACGATCCACAATGACGGCATGATAGTTACTTGCATGAAGGGTGGCGTGATTGCCGTATTCGATGATTACTATCATGCGGGCAAGCCTGAAGGCGCAGGCTGCAACAAGTTTATCAACGCGCTGGATAAAGAGCAATTTGAGATTACGCATCTACCGGTATTGACCACCGCCTCCGATGGGCGCGTGATTGGAATGGTGAAAGTACAGAGGAAAAATGCCGACTTATTTTTACAGCGACGGGACGCACTCACAGGAAGTAGAACATTCTATGGTGTATACAACGATAGTTTTCTGTCAGGTGTGTGGGGTTCCGATGCACCGCGTACCGCAGGCGAATAATATCATCTGGCGCGGACTGCCTCCCCATTTGGCAGATGCCCGTCCGCCCGATATTCAGAACTTTATCAATACCGCGTCAGAGCGACGCGCAAAATATTTGGACACAGAAAGGAAAAAATAAAATGGCTAAGAAAATTGTACAGGACTTTGAAGAGGGTCGCGCCGTACCTACACAGGAACTTGTGGAGATGACCGAGGAACCGCGCAAAGCGGGCAAGTTTATTGCAACCGCCCAGTTTGAACTAAAGCGCGGATACAAGACCGTTGAGTACAAAGCTGGCGATGTATTCCCCGTCCCTGAAGACTGGACGTGGGATGCCGCGTTTGATGAGTTTCGTAAAGTGAACAGAAACGCCAAAGGCGAATCAAACGGGATTGCTTTCTCTGTTCCGTTGCCGGTATTGGATGAAAAAGGAAATTTGAAATATCTGGATTCGCGGCGCGTAATATTGCCGCTCAAAGAGGCTTAATATGGCAAAGCGAAATATTCCCGCAAGTTTAGTGGCTGTTGGTTTTCAAGCCACATCGCAAAGCAACACAACCGCACAACTACTCAACACAACAACCCGCGTCGCTCATGTTTTTAATATTTCCGTCGAAACTCAGGCAGTGAGATACCGCGCTGATGCGGTCGCGCCTGCGCTGACGACTGGCGTGTTACTTGCAGTCGGTAATCACTGGCTTGAGAATGTTCCAGGCGCCGGATTGCGTTTCTTTCGCGCCGCTGGTGGAACATCAAAACTCAGTATCATGGCGTATAAATACACAGGAGAATAATGGCAATCCGAAGTGATTCTTTCGCGTCCACAACCGAGGTAACGGCATTCACCCGCCATCTACTTGGTGGACAGTCTGCCTACAACTCAACCACCCGCCCGACTGTTACGGACGTTGAAAAAATCATAGACAGGGCGAGCGGCGTTCTGAATACGACCCTCGCTTTTGTTGGTTTTAATCCCGCCTCTGTTCGCGCCAATACCACTGCGAAACTTGCCTGCGATGACTGGATAGCGCAAGAGTCGGCGAAGCAGGTTGAATTGACCCAGCAAGGTATGGGCTACAGCGCAAGCGAAAACAGCAGGATTGCAGCGTTTAATATGAATGAAAAGACTGCGTATGAATTTGTAATAGGCAAGAAGCTGGGATTTATTCAACTCGGTATCGCGCAAAATTACAAAGCCTCTGATGGTTTGCAGTATACGGGTCTTGACGCGCAAAACATACGCGCTGACCCTGATGATACAGCGTTGGAGCAACCCAAGTTCCTGCGCGGGCAATGGGATACGACATGAGCGAAAGCGCAGGATTAACCCTTATTGAAACACAGATAAAAGCAGCGACAGGTTTCAGCGCAGACAATGTTTCGATTTGCAATTGGGGCATTCGCAATTCCGGCAAGAGCGACCATTACGCTATCATCCGACCCGGAAAAGTAGACCGTACCGCTCTTTCGTTTACCGTTAAAGACAATGACTATCAAACGATCGTCGAAGTCTGGCAGCAAATAGGAACGGGTGACGCGGCGGCGGTAACATTGATTGGGCACGTTGATAATATTACAACGCGCCTTGACCAATATCGGAAAATTGCGGACACCACAAAGGCAATACGAGATATGAATGTTATCGGATACGATGAGGTGAAGGAACGGGTGGCGCAGGACGGCTCGGTAAACTGGATTGTCCGTAATATTATCCTGCAATGGCAGGAAGAGGAGAATATAACCTATGCAGAATAAAGAAAAAGAAAGGCAGATCGAAAAGTTAAAACGGCAGGTAAGGCAGTTTGAGGCAAAGGGGTACACCGACACGGCTGCTCATCAGATGCTTGCGAACTTGCTGAAATCCGCCGATGGCGTATCCGTCCGAAGCGCCCCAGTGGCGAAGCAGGAGAAAAAAGAAGATGGCAAACAAAATTTATAAAGACTTGCGTATAAAAATCGATGGGGCGGCGGCAACGCTGGTTGATATTACAGCTTACTTGTCCAGCGCGTCAATTCGAGCGGTACAGGATACGATTGAGGACACCGGACTTGGCGACGAGGAGCGGTCGTATTTGTTTGGTTTGGCTGGCGCGTCCATTCCACTTGCGGGCATGGTGAACACCACCACAGACGCGATCTTCGGGCCGCTTATCGGCAATCGCACTACCGCCACAAAGACCATCGAATATCGGGCTTATCCGACCAATTCGACGGGCAGCGTTGGTCGTTTTTACAACGGCGAGGTACTCGTTACCTCGGTTGAATATTCCGGCTCTGTGAACAGCCTGGAAACATTCAGCGCAGAGGCGACCTTTGACGGTTTGGTTAATCGCACATCCGTGCAACTTGTATAAAAAGAGGAAACAATGGCAAACAAAATTTATAAGGACATGACAATAAAAGTGGACGCGCCGAACTCGACAGGCACGCTGGCTCTGGTTGACATTACAGCTTACTTGTCCAGCGCATCAATTCGAGCGGTACAAGACACCATCGAAGATACTGGATTGGGCGACGAAGAACGCAGTTATCTGTTCGGTCTTGCTGGCGCGTCCATTCCGCTTGCGGGCATGGTCAATACTACGACTGACAATGCTTTCGGGCCACTTATCGGTAATCGTACCACCGCAACCCGAACCATTCAGTATTCGGCTTATTCAGGCCGTGTGTATCGTGGTGAGGTATTGATTACCTCGGTTGAATATTCCGGCAGCGTCAACAGCCTGGAGACGTTTTCATCAGAGGCAACCTTTGACGGAGTAATGACTCGTACCAGTGTCGCGCTCTAAGCGCAGAAAGAAGTTTGAAATGGAACTAAAAAAATTTGAACGGGAAAATCCTATCTGTGAATTCTCCATACCCGCCCGCCCTACCGTGCGCCAACAAATGGAATACTTTTCAGCAACTGCGGGCGTGGATAGAAATCAAATGCTAACTCGTTATTGGCTCGGCGCAGCGGTTCTAATTCAAGAGTGGAAATGTGAAGCGATTCCACAAATTGACGTTGACCTTGATGGCATGACCAACCCGGAACAATCGGAATTACTGGTATGGGCCGCCATGCGGGTAAAATCCTACATGGACAAATTGGAAAACATTCCAAAAAACTAATAGAGGCGGTGGTGGATTGTGCTTACGGTGTAGGCTTACCACCGCCTGAGTTAAGGATAGGCTGGCAGTGCGAACGGTGGAGTTGTCTGCCAGAGGCCGGCGCGTATCTGGATCAGGATTGCGCGTTTATGTATCGCATGACAGGCGCTATGAATGTATACGGTGTTTTAATGCGCTGGCAAGGCGCAAACACCAGGACGATTCACTCGCTCTCTGATAGCGATAGAAAAATACTCAGACACTTAAAAGATATGGGACTCATGTTTAACTAATGGCGACCGTAGATATTATCGTAAGAATGATAGACCAGACGGGGGCGGTGTCTAACAAAACCATTGCCAATTTGAAAAGCATGGCTGCTGGTTTTGTGTCTTATGCTGCCGTTGCGGTTGCCGCAGGCAAGGCTCTTAATTTTGTAATTACTCAAGCGGCAGAGGCTGAATTAGTTAATGCAAAATTAGAGGCGGCATTAAAATCAACAGGGGGCGCGGCGGGAATGACGGCGGACGAACTTGATAAGCTGGCTGTAAATTTAAGCCGCATGTCAATCTACGACGATGAAGCAATCAAAGGGTCGGAAGCTCTTTTACTTACATTCACGAAAATAAGCAAGGAAACATTCCCAGAAGCGGAGCAAGCAATATTAAATGTCGCATCTGCGATGGGGGGAGATTTACAAGGCGCGACAATTCAGGTAGGTAAGGCGCTAAATGATCCTATACTTGGATTAACATCACTTTCGCGTGCAGGCATACAATTTACAGATGAACAAAAGAAAATGATTAAGACGCTTGTTGAAACAGGCGATACGCTTGGCGCGCAAAAAATAATACTTTCAGAACTTACAACGCAATTCGGTGGACAAGCGGCGGCGGCGGCAAATACCTATACAGGCAGGATGACGCAGCTTAAAAATGAAGTCGGGAATTTAGGTGAAACCGTTGGAAATGATTTATTGCCTGATTTAATATTTTTGGTTAAGAATTTGCGGGAAGGCGTTGAATGGACTAACAAAAATTACGAGGCGTTAAAAAAATGGGGTAATGGTATTCTGTGGATAATCAATCCATTTATGCAGCTTTCAAAAATTGCAGGAAAAGGATTGAGGGGACTTGTTGAAGACACGGATGCGGCCGGTAACGCCGTTGATGAGTTTGGAAATTCAACTTCCAGCACTGCGGCAGACGTGGCAGCCTTTGCGGAGTCTGAACGTGTGGCTAATTTAGCCTTAGCAGCTCAAGAAGCGGTTATCAAATCCGCCGAAGATGCGCTGAATGATTATAAAGACATGCTCGACGAAGTATCTCAGGCTAATCTTGACATGGAGAGCACGAGCAGGGAAGTTGCAGATTTTCAAAAAGGATATGATAAAGATCACGCAGATAGCATTGAAAATTTAAGAGAAAAACAAAGAGAATATTTTGATGCAGTTTATGAGTTCGGAAAAAATAGCGAAGAAGCGTTGTCTGCAAGCGAGGGTGTAGCAGAGGCGCAAAAGGGAATACAGGAGCTTGAGGCAACCTGGCACGAGTCCGCCAATAACATGATTTATGACATGATACTCGTTGGTGTATCCGCTGGCGGCCTGTTGGACAGCGAACAAAAAGCATTGGACGAATACGCGGTCAAGGCTGGTATAAAAACTCAGGCAGACATTGACGAGGCGAACAGGCGGCGCGAGATTGCAGATTCTACAATTGCCGGCATCTTACAAAGTGAAGATGTATTGGCAGAACAAAAAAGAGTGGATGCGGAAACAGAACGACTCACAAATGAAATAGTGAGTTCTGAAGCGATAGCGGCGGCGGGTGAACAAGAGGCGGCGATAAATAATGTCACCGCGTCTATTGACAGCGCGACGCAATCGTATATTGCGATGGCGGAAGCGGCGCGGGATGTGGCGGCAACCGCCTCGTCCATTCCGCCTGTTAGCGGCGGCTCATCCACTCCCCCGTCAACGGGCGGTGGAAATAAACGCGATAGTGGAGGTTGGGGCATGGCTGGCGTGGAGTACATGATCGGAACTGGCGCTCAGCCTGAAAAATTCACACCAACGCAGAACGGATATTTCACGCCAAACGCTGACAAGAAAGGCGCTGGCGGTGGTGCTACCTATATTTTTAATATTACAAACGCGAAACCAGAGTCGTCTGAGAACTCCATCCGAACCGCATTAAAGAACCTGCAATATTTGGGAGTAGCAGAATGACAACTAGTTTCACCTACGGCGGCACTGCATTAACCAGCTTCGGTAAAGTGACAAATGCTGACCCGTACCTCGACCAGGCGGAGCGGGTTGGCGATGATATAAAAATCCCTCTTGACGACGGGAAGATATTTACAAAGAAATATTCTGACAGCCGCTCCATATCCATCGGCATGGTGATAAACGCGGCAACGGCGGCGGCTCTAGAAACGTCTATTGACAATCTTAGAAAATTACTTGCGCCGCGAGCCGAGCAAACATTAGCAATGACGATGGAAGATGCGAGTGTGAGGAACATCAGCGCAACGGTTAATAAAGGCTTGCAGGTAAACAGATTATCGCCAACCATCGCCCGCGTGGTTATTCAGTTTGATTGTGCATACCCGTTCTGGCGGTCGAATACTTTGTACGAGGTTACATCCGACGCGATAGACGGCACACCCACCCCGCAGACGTTGACGGTAGTCAACGGCGGCGCGGCGCAGGAAAGAAACCCGACATTTTTGTTGACAGGCCCCCTGCGTAACATTGTTTTTTCTTGCACGGTGGACGGTGTTTTGCATACCCTCACCTACACAGGCACGATAGCGGCAGGCGCGACCGTGACAATTGGCAAGACCAACAAAGAGTACTATGCTACTCACAGCGTATCTGGTTCGGTGATTGGTAATGTATCTCATTCGCCCGTATCTGAGTTAATGGTTTTTGCGGTAGGAAATAACGCCTGTACGATTGCTGATGCTGATTACGGCGGCGGAACTTGCAAAGTATCATTCTATCCTCCCTTCGCTTAACTTAAAAGGAAATCATGGCAAATACAGACGGTTATCAGTGGAGATTGGTAGGGACAGGTCTCACCGCAGGTGCGACAGATCCAATTTTACCCGTCACATCATCACATTTTTATTTTGTCCTTAACGACGCTGGAAGCGGCGAATGCTCTATCCCGCTAAAATCGGCGGCGGCAAGTATGGTAACTGAAGGCAAGCTGGCTGTATTGTATTATCGCGGATCTATCCACGCCAGTTTTTTTGTAGAGAATATCCGCAAACGTCACGCAGACGCGGGCGAGGCGGCGGGGCAGTATCTATCCATGAGCGGACGCGGCGGGATGATTTTGCTCGAACGCGCCGAGATTTGGAGCGGCGGGACAAACGAAAAGACACGCGAATTTACAGCGGTTGCAAAAGCCAGCATCCTGCGGACGTTGATTCTTGAAGCGCAGGCGCGCGGCGGACTGTCTACTGTAACGATGGATTTTGATGAAACCAATGACAGCGATGCGGTCGCGTGGACTGACAGCGAAACATACAAACTTAATGTAGGCATGAAATTGATTGATCTCGTGCATCAATTCGCCGAAACAGGCGTTGATTTCGAGATGAATTATTCTGGGACTGGCTTTGTTTTGTCCGCGTATAAAAACGGGATTGGGACAGACATAAGCGCAACCACCTATTTTAGAACTGGCACGAATTGTCAGGAGGTGGATACCGACCAGCGCGGAAATGACATTAAAAATTCCCTGCTTGTTGCTTATAAAAACGGAGAGGTACTGGTAGAGGACAGTACGTCAATATCTGCCTATGGCAGGCGTGAGGAAGTTATAAACGCGGATTTTGCACAGACTGCCACAAGCGCAACCACTTATGGCGCGGCGGTGCTGGCAACAAAAAAAGATCCGCTCGTTGGCAGAACCATCAGGGTATATGACGGTGTGCCGCCATACATTTTTGTGAATTACATTTTAGGTGACACCATCGCGCTGGACATTGAAGGGACAGTGACGGACGATAGGATACTTGGGATTCAATGTGGCTTTGACGGGAACGAATATTCAAATATCGTAATCGAGTTGAATTCGCTCATGCTCGATAAAAAAATAAAAATGGCGCAGGATATTGAGCGTCTGAAAAATCAAATGCAGGCAGCGCACGACGCGGGTTTGCTGGAGGTTAGTTTTTGGGCTAATCTAGCCGCACCAGAGTTTTCGCTTCAAAGAAATTCAATTGTATCGGGCGATAAATTTTATGTGGCGTGTGCCTATGCACTCTGGATGTATGATATTCCATCGGGGATCTGGAGCAAAGCGCCGGGGGTGGAAGGGGTAAGTACAGTTAATATGATAGCGGCAATTGGAACTGACATTTATATTGCCGCATTTGGTTTTTGCTATAAATATGATACATTGACAGACACGCGAACCACTATCGGGATTGTGGCGGTCGGGGTTGATCCATATGCCCTTAAAATTGTGGCAATTGGAACGAATGTATATGTAACAGGTGATTTTGAAACCATTGATGGAGTTGCAATTGATGTAATTGCTAAATACAACACATTGACAGATACGTGGAGTGATGTAAGCGGCACTATGACTGGAATGCTTACCGGTAATTACTCGTTATATCTTTATGGTCAAGACATCAACAGCAATATTTGGAGATGGGATAATTCGAGTTGGACGCAGTTAGGAACATGGACGGGTGGATTAGTCATGTCGGTTGCTGAATACAGCGGCAACCTATTAGTTTGCCATACGACAGCGGGAATCTCGACAATCTCGGAATGGGATGGGGTGAGTTGGACAACCTTTGTTGGGAATATAACAGGCACTATTTACGGTATCGCCGTCTATCTGACCGATATTTATGTTTACGGAAATTTCACCGATATTGGAAATTACATTGCCAGATATAGCGGCGGATATTGGAGCGCATTAGGAACTGGATTAAATAATTTTGAATTGACCTACGTGCCTTCCATTAGCATCTATGATCGTGATATATATGTGACGGGCGATTTTACAACTGCTGGCGATAAAGTGGCGGTGGGGGCAGCCGCGTATATAAATAATTTTGAGAATTTGATTGAGTATTTGGAAAATTCAGGTAGTTTCGACATGGGCGCGGCAATCCATAATGCAGCCGTGTCCGCGATCACAGACACAGATGAGATGGGTTTTTGGGAAGCAACAGTCAACACGCTCCGGAAAATAACCTGGGCGAACATCGAAGCGACACTCAAAACTTATTTTGACACGTTGTATGTCGCGCTGACTGGCGACCAAACAGTTGCAGGCGTGAAAAGTTTCACCTCGGCAATCGTGGCGGGCAATCATGCCGTCAGCCTGGGCGGCGAGGGCGATCTGGAAATGTTCGCGCCAACCGGTGCAAATCCAGCAATCATCCAACACGCTTTCGGCGGGGTAGTCGGTTTTGTGGGTATGACAGCGGATGGAACAGAAGCATCTCCAACCGCAGTGCCAAGCGGAAAAGTTTTATATAATGTCGCGCCCTACGCCCACGATGGCGTTGGATATTACGCGGATGCACACCTGAAAAATGTGGCGGCGGAAGCGCACGATGCCACTCATCATGGGACGAAATGGACATTGTGGGCAACGCCTCTCGCATCAACTGCCGAACAATTGATAGCTACAATCGCTCCACCCTCTGCTCAGTATAAATATCTAATATCAAGCGCGGCTCCATTTGCGTATGCGGAGAGCGTGGGGGCGTTGAACATCGCAAGTGGAAAGACTCTGACGGTATCTAATTCAGTGACCATCAGCGGAACGGATGGAGGCATTACATCTCTTGTTGTGACAAGCGGCAAAACATTGACACTGACGGCGGTTGACAACTGGAATCTGACTGTACCGGGTACAGGCGTTGCATTGGTCAAGGCAACTGCGCTTACAGCTGGATATATCCCATTTGGCATTGCGAATAATCTGGTGGGGGAGAACGCGAAGTTGTTTTGGGATAATGCGGATAATATCTTAGACGTTGATGGAATTGTTTCATCTACAAACTCATCATTTGTCAGTGGAAAAGGGGCGTTTATAGCGTTAGGAGCAAACCCCTCCATAATACAGAGAGACCAGAGAATTACTGACTCTGGATTTGCACATTCAATATCACAAAGTTTTGCAGATAATCTTAATAACGCACTATCCTCAAAACTTCTTGATTATGGTGTTTATGGGAATATGAATTCAGGGACAACTCCACCAAGCACATATTACGCATACTTTAGTGTAGGTGTATCTTCGGCATACAACAATACATGGATGCGACTCTATGATGGGACCAGCAAAATAGTTTCTTTTGACGGTATAGTTGGATTCGGGACGATATTACCAGGCGGGCGTTTACACGCACTCGGCGCAACCAGCGGGATAACTGCAATTTTTAACGCAGGGGCGACTACACCAGGAGATATACTACAATTAAGAAATTCTAGCGAAACGGTTTTGACATCGTTTAACTCAACCGGACTATTAAAAGTTTTTGCAGGCATCGCAGACGGAGTTAATATTACAGTCCAAACAACAACAGGCACGAAATTTGGCGCAAGCGACACGGCGAAAATATCCGTGTATAATGCTACGCCTATCATTCGGCAGAATCACATTGTCGATGCAACAGATGCCGCATCAGCAATAACGCAAATCAATGCGGTTTTGATCGCATTAGAAAATTTCGGTATTTTGAAAATTGCATAGGAGAATCAAATGAAACAAATCGAACTAAAACAATTGCAGGGTGACGGCGGACTGGTCATTGATTATCGCTCCGTTCTGACTGACGTAATCAAGCATCATCCGCAGGGCATCACACTGGATGAAATGGGTAAGGCTCTGCGCGTACTGAATACACTGAAAACCGCTGGCGATGTGCTGAAACTTGAGGATGCTGATTGGGAAACATTGGTCGGTTATCTGCGTGCGTATCCGTTTGGCATTGTGGACGAGAAATTATTGGAACTCAAAGCGGATGTCGAGAACGCTGAGGAGATAAAATTATAACAATCAAACTTGTAGACCTATGGAGAATACAATGGCGAACACGTTTATCGTAAAGCAAGACCACGCAATTGATGTGTCGTACTATGAGCCTATTTGGTATGAACGTGCAGACTATGGCAAAGTTAACCCAAAGCCAAAGCATGTCATTGCTCGTGCCACCTACGGCGTAAGACAGGATACCGAGTTCGTCAACCATTGGAATTACTGGCGCGATAAAGGCGTTCCAGTTGCCGCCTATCATTACTGGTACGGAGTTCCTATGTATTCTGGACAAACCGCATCAGATGGAATTGGAGATCAAGCCGAGAATTTTATAAAGCAAATCAGACTGGCTGGATATACAGGCAAGGAAAAGTTGTGGCTTGATTTAGAGGAATATGGCAACACATCTGTTCCAAATGGCAAGAATTACCGCAATCTGGTGAAACAGTGGCTCGATCATGTAGAGCGCGAAATAGGACAAAAGCCTGGGATATACTCACGCAAAGACCAACTTGAACGCATGATGATAAATAATCTTATGCCTGATTGGATCAACAACCATGACATGTGGTGGGCGTGGTATCCCGATGGACCTTATATAGACAAAAATATTTGGTTTCCAACATCGACAAAATACCGCCCATCTTGGTATCATCGTGAACCGAAAGTGTGGCAGTATAGCGACGGAGGATTTATAGACGGGTTTATAATGAAGGACAACCACCAGCCGACCACGTATGATTTCAACGTCATGCTGGATGGATATTTAGAAAGTCTTGGAGAAGTTGTCATTCCACCAGACGATCCACCAACAGGAGAAACAATGATTACGGCAACAGTAAATTCAGATGTATTAAATTTCAGATCCGCGCCAGTTGTTTCAAGCGGCAATATTTTACCGCCTCAGGTAGTGATGAACGACAAACTCGAAGGCGATGTTATCACTGCCGAGAACTGGATGCACGTCACAAAAGTTAATGGCGTGGCGCGTGTGGGCTATGTAGCGGCATGGCTTTTAAGGGACATAGTTAATTCAACCCCTCCGCCCACTGGGTTTCCCGTTTTACACATGACCGCTACTGCGGATGGGTACGAAACAAAGGCATTTGATTTGAATCCATTATGACGGATATAAATCTGCGTTTCACCATTTCGATTGATAAACCCCGCCGTCTTTGGTGGATTCTACCCGACGATATGCTTGACCCGCCCGTAGAACGCGAGGGCAAACCAATGACCTGCCAGTATCGTCCGCAAAAGACGATCAATTTTACGTCCGAGTTGCAGAACTTCATCTTCGGCTTGAACAGGTCAGATAACGAGGCGAGAGACCACGCCGCATTTGCGCCGTACAGAGATACGTGGAACACAGTAGGAAAATTTAGCGATGGTTGTTATAACTACATCACGGGCGAGGGCGATATAAACCAACCCGCAAAAATGGAAGTAAATATCGGGATGCGGGCAAACGTTGTCTCTGGCGAGCCTGTGATTTCGGATGGGAGTATGGGGATACCCGCTGGAATACCTGTGCTGAAAATCGAAGTGCTTGATCCGAATAATTTACCAGCAAATATATCTTATTTTGGAAACGAACATCTTGTCCATCATCAGATTATAGGTAAAGGAATTGCGAACGGAAGCCAGGGACGCAATCCGTTCCCTCAGATGGGCGGGCGGATCGTTGCGCCTTATAAGCCCTGCTTGACAGCCCTCATCAGTCCCGTGCCTTTGTATATCAGGATGGATGAATTAAAGGAAGTGGCGAGCATTCCGAATCCCTATAATCCCGCGTGGCTGTGGTGAAACAATGAAGAGGTTTACAAAACGCATGGAAGACAAACACGATATTCCCGACATGAACGGAACTATAAACGACCTGTTGGTTATTATCTCAGGCCCTCTGCGAACGCAAAAACAAAATGCAGAGGCAATACGAAATATAGCCAAAGTAATTTTACACACCTATATGCTAGAAAAGAAAATTTTAGAAGAGTTGCAGACAGGCTCAACTGCCAAGAGAATATTTCTCGACAAGGTTGTTCCGCAGCTGGCGACGTTTGCGATCCTCGGACTGTTGTGGATCCTTTTTCAAAACGTAAAACCGTAAATTCCGGGTGCGCTGCCCGTGAAATAATAAGGAGATAAAAATGTTTGATTTAGTTTTACTTGCCGCGATCACAGCGTTCTTCAAAGAACGCCTCGGACTGAAAGGGAGCTATGTGATCCTTGCCGCCTTCCTGGTTGGATTGTTCATTTGGCTCTCCCCGCAGATCGGACTGGCGTTCCCCAACGCTGCGCCCTGGATCAACGGAGTCATTGACTTCGCTAAGTTCTATCTTGGCGCAATGGGTGGCGTTGATCTCGCTGTGTATGTCAAAAATAAACCGATGCTGAAGAAATAACAAAACAGGACGACTTATCGGAGTCGTCCTGTTTTGCTCGGTCTACGCGCGCGGATACCATTCTCATTTCTCCGTGCGGAGACGAAAGGATTATATAACAAAACACGCCCTGCTCAGGGCGTGTTTTGTTTACCGATAAATTGCGCTATTGCCGCGCTCTCCGATTATGCTTCCATTTCATTTCTTTTTCTGGGCATTCATTTCTGATCTTCTTGTAATACGCATTTCTCTCTGTTCGGTGTAACATGGAATAATTTCTCTTTTGTCTTTCTTGCCAGGATACGATTCTCTTTCTCTATTGCGTATGCACATCCTACACCAGGATGTAAACTTGGTTCTTTTTGATTTGTCCTCATAAAAGTCTTTGAGTTCTTTTTTCTCGCCACAATTAGTACACTTTTTCATTTTCTGCCCGCCATAAGTTTCTTGACTTCAGAATACTTACGTCCATTCGCCCGAAAGTACCAATTCTCAGAAGTCTTTCCGTCCATTCCTGTGTATTCCTCTCTAATCTTTCGGGGTTCTTTACCACGTAATTCTTCTTTCTCTTGGTCGCTCAATCTACGCCAGTCCCATCTCAAAACTTCGGCGTTTTTACCTTCATATTCTTCCGAATCTTTCCGAAAGTTTCCCGAACCTTTCTTTCCGCCCTCAAATCTGACGGCAATCCCCACCCCCCAACTCATTACTATCCTGCCGAGCGCCGTGCTGATCCGCCCCATCAGCCCCGCCTTGTTAAGCTCCGTTACTTTGTAGAAACTAGCCTGCATCCATCCCAACACTGCCGCCGCGAGGGTAGGCATTGCGCCAAACACCAATGTTAATACCTGCATGGAATAAAGTAAATCGCTGCTCGACATATTCAGAAAATTACTTTCAGGCGGAATTAGAGTCGCCGAGGACGTGACGTACACTACCGCCGCCTCGTTGAAAAGCAGATCGCCGGCCCCGAACAGGGCAAGTCCCGCCAGTCCGGCCCAACGCGAATTCTTAAACCTGACTGAAAAAGCGGAGAGATAAGTGCCCGCCGCCATGAGGAAGGCAAAAGTGACGGCAAAGATTTTACCGAGCGTTTCGCCATAGCCTTTGTCAATGATGAACACGAATAGGGCAATACGGATTACGGTAATAAGAATACTAAATAAAGCTAATCTAAAAGGCGCTTCTTTCATTTTTTTCCTCATCTATTCAAATCTGATTTTTGGCGCTAATTATTTTCATCCGCTTCAAATCAGTCAATATATTTGATGTCATTAGGTACTCCGTCTACAATGCGGCAGCTAAAACGGCGCGGATATTTTCGAGGATAGCGAACATCCACATTCAAGGTCAACGCAATGATGACCAGACCATACAGGATAAACGCGATCATTTATGCCTCGGGTCAATGCCATAGTGAAATGCCTCTTCATCCTCCCATCCATCGGGAATATCGCCAACGATAAAAACCTTGAATAGGGTTATGAGGATTGCTACGAGGATTATAATGACGGCTATTATTACAAGTGTATTCATTGCTGCACTCCCGACTCCCCGTCGTCATAAACAATCTGACCGTATGGGTCGCTTTCCCGCAGAAGCGCGTGCTTTAGTCTCGCGTTTTTTTTGTATCTATAAACCCTGACCTGGAATGCGTTCCGCGCCGCCTCAGTTTTCTTTGTGAGACATCCTATCTCCTGCCACTGCGCGAGCCACTCTCTTAAAATGTCCGCGGTCATGGACTTGTCGGGGTTGGCTTCCATGTATTCGATTTGTTCGTCAGTAAGTGTCATCGTTTCCTCTCAATTGGTTCAATATCATGTTGATCCATCTATCGGGATCATTATTCAACATCTCCGGGCTGAGTTGAAATACGCGCCAGCCCATTACAACAGCCAGGTTCATCTTTTCAAGGTCGGCGTCCTTACCGTGCCTGCCTCCGCCTTTTGTGTGCCATGCCTGCCCGTTGATTTCAACGGCGATCTTCCGTTCAGGCCAACATAAATCAAAATGATGTTTGCGGCCTATGCTTGCATCGAAGTTGAATTCCTTTTCGGGTTCTTTGTAAGTGGTTATAAGTTTCCAGTAGTAAAGAAACAAATCTTTTTTGTCCTCGCTCATAGTCGCTCAAATCCTTCAAGCACATCCGAGTGTTCTTCAAATATTTTCGCCAGTTCCCAGGCAAATTCGGAATCAATTTTTTCGCCATAATAATCACTTCCAAACAAGTCGAAAAATATAATTAATGTATTGGTTAGTTTTATCATCTCATCATCCTTTCTCTATTCCATATCCTTGCGGGTCTCTGGATACTGGCTCAATATCTGCCGCTCTTGCGAATTATTTCAATCCATATCGGCGCGCGACTGCCAATCATATATTTCGTCGGGTGGTTGTTGGAATTCAGGCTCTTGTATTTCCACGCCTGTTAATTTTCTGTACTCTGTCATACAGTACGCAAAATTCGCCCGCCCGCCGTCGGTTTGAAAATCACCTGCCAATTGCAGCCACTCCTCGGGGCTTGCACCAGTGAATAATAATATCCGCTTGCGCTTGATGAGTTGATCGGTAACGGGCGAGTAGTCAATCGCCCATTCGATATATTTGCGTCTGACTGGTTTATAAATTTCTTTTTCCATTATCTCTTCATCCCGTCTGCAAGTTTCTTCATCGCGTTGCCCGCTTCGATATATTTCATTACTTGTGGAAGCTCCATCATTTCGGCGATATTATTTTGCACGGCTGATTCGTATTGCTTGAAAAAATGGGCGCGGTCTATGCCCTCATCCTCAAACTTCGGAAAATCAGGCCAACCGAATTGCTTGGCGATCCTCTCAACCAGCGGATGAGACCATCGATGAACGGGATGCTCCACCATTTCACCACCACGATAGATTATATAATCAGCAGGGTAGGGTTTTGGCGCATTGCATACCTCATCCCATGCGTCTATTGCAGACGGAATGCCCCGCGCCCTGCGTTGTATCTCGCCGATTGTTCCACGTATCTCCCCAACCGACGGAGCAAAAGCGCGACCTGATTCGTTGATACTTTTCATGGTAGCTAGTTTCAGGATCTCAAAATCCAAGTCCTGCAAAGATTGAAAGTAAATCTCTACCGTGTGTTCGGTTGGTGAATAATTCGGATATGCGGCGGAAATAATCGCCACGATCTGAGCTACTTCCTGTTGACTAGCCATTATTGCTCACCCATTTCCTGATTGCATCAAAACCTTTTGGTTCGTTTGTGACATGCTTTTGTGGTTGCGGAATTACTCCACTCTCAGCCCATGATAACCAGGCAAGATTTATAGGCTTAAATCCTTTCGCACACCATGCCGCGTAAAATGGGCGTAAATCGTCGGCGGTACAATCCCTTCCAAGTCTTTTTGAAACTCCTTGAATGATAAGAGCAACGTCTGGAAAGTTAATCTTATTTGGGTATTTCTCTGTCACTTCCCTGAATAGCATCACTTCGGGTGGGGGCGGAGGTTTCGCGGTTTTTTTCGCGCTTCTTTTAATTTCTTTCTTTTTTGTTTCTTTAACTTCTTTCTTAGTGTCAAATTCTTTTACACCCCCCTGTAAAGAATTTTTACAGGTAGCCGTCAAAGAAATTGACAGGTTGGCTTTTCCAGTGTCTTTATAAACATGGGGCAAGCCTAGTAGGCCGGGGGTTGTATCTTCCAGGTATCCCGCCTCAGTCAGTTTATCCATGTATGAATTTACTGTTGCCCTGCTTATTCCTAATTCTTTTGCAATACGATCTTGAGTAGCCCTGCAAACCCCATCGCTCATTTGACAAAAACGCCACGCCTTACCGAATATCGCCGCCGCCATTAATCCAACATCCAAAACTACGCCGTCAATAAGCGGAGTAAATCCGTCAACCTGTGCAAGAATTGTTTTGCTCATCTAGCCCCCTTCTTTCTATTGCATGACATACAAAGAGTTTGGCAATTTTTCAAAGTGGTTTTTCCGCCTTGTGACTTAGGCGTTACATGGTCAATTGACAGATTGTAACTAGTGCCACAACTCAGACACATATAATTATCTCTTTCATAAACCGCTATTCTTGGTTTTTCTGGTATGTATGTATAAGAGCAATCGTCTTCTTTTTTGAAATATTCCGAATATTGATTTAAGTCCGTCATGTTTTCCTCAATAGAAATCGCCCACTCGACACGGGGAAGCATGTCAAGCAGGCGAGTTTCACAAATTATTATAGCGACTCTTCCCAGTTGCATTTGATAAAATGATTATATCACAAACCTTGCGGGGGCGTTCAATGATTGCGGCTTTCTGATCTCCGTATCCGTTGCCCATCATTTCAATTGCATCTATTATGTAATCTGCTTGTTCTTCGCTCATTCAGCCTCTCGATTTTTGGTAAAAAAATACCCGTCTTTTATTCACTGGCGTTCGGGCTGGCGGCATCCGTAAATCGTAAACGGGTAACGCCAGTGAATAAAAGATAGGTATCCCGATTTTCTATTACGCCCGCCAGCGCGTCTTTTGTCT